TCCATTAGCAGCGGGGGCAGCTTTAGCAGGGGAAGCAGGTGTTGAAGCAATCATGCCTTTGCGTAGAGGCAAGGATGGAAAACTTGGAGTAGAAGCAACTGGTGGTGGTACAACTAATATTGTTGTTAATGTAGATGCTTCTGGTAGTTCTGTTGAAGGTGATGAACAGCAAGGTAGGGAACTCGGTCGTCTTATATCAGTAGCAATACAATCAGAATTAATTGAACAGCAAAGACCAGGAGGATTATTGTCATGACTATTCAACCATTCCCATCTACTGCTCCAGAGCCTAGTTATCCTGTAAAAAAAAGCTCACAACCTTTAACACGCACGATTCGCTTTGCAGATGGATATGAGCATCGAATTATTTTTGGCATACCAGAACACCAAAATCCAAAAGTCTTTACTTTTGTGTGGAAAAATATAACAGAGGCAGAAAGTGATATTATTGAAAATTTTCTTGATGATCGTGCTTTAGATGGTGAAAGCTTTACTTATACTCCACATAATGAATCTAGTTCTATGCATTTTAAATGCCCAAAATGGAATAAAAACATGGATATACCTAATAGAGCAACAATTACAGCTACATTTACTCAAGTGTTTGAACCTAGTTAACTATGACTAACACTTGGACTGCTAATACAAGTTTAAGTTTGAATACTGTTATTGCTCCAACAGATTCACTTAGGAATAATGGATTATTTTTTAGAGTTATACAATCAGGCTCTACAGGATCTACAGAGCCAAATTGGTCAAAAACTGTAGGAGAAACTGTTTATGATAATACAGTTAGATATGTTTCTTTTAGTAGTACTTTTGGAGATATACAATCTTTAAATCCATCAGGAATAATCGAATTATTTATTATTACACTTAAAGAAGGTTTGCATTATCCTTCATCAGGAACAAATTCTGTTGAGGTTGAGGATGTGACAGGTCAAAATAATTTTGTTTTAAGTAACAAATTTTATTTTCATTCTGGTTCAAATTTAAATGCAAATAATAAAATTAGATGGCAAGGTATTGATTATTTTAGATTCCCTGTTCAAGCATCAGGATTTGGATTTCAAAAGGGAAAAATCCCAAGACCTAAATTAGTAGTTAGTAATGCTACAGGTCTTATTTCATCAATTTTGTTAACTGTTAATAAAACAACTACAGGTAACGATTTAACAGGAGCTACATTAACAAGAGTTCGTACATTAGTAAAATTTCTAGATGCTTCTAATTTTGCAAATGGACAAAATTCAACAGCAGATCCAACAGCAGAATTTCCAAGAGAAATTTACTTTATTGATCGTAAATCAGTTGAAAGTCGTGAAGTTGTTGAATTTGAATTAAGTTCTCCTACAGATTTAATGGGTGTTAAAATTCCAAAAAGAAAATGTACTCGTGTAGATTTTCCAGCCGTAGGTACATTTAAGTAATGAATTGGCAAAGTGATGCATTAAAACATTCAAAAGAAGAAAACCCAAAAGAGGCAGTGGGATTAATTATTAACGTAAAAGGAAAGGAGAAATATATACCTTGTAGAAATATTGCATTTTCTCAACACGATTGTTTTACATTAGATCCTGATGATTATTTAAAAGCTGAAGGACTTGGGGAAATAGTAGCTGTATTTCATAGCCATCCAAATATGCCACCAACACCAAGTCAAGCTGACAAGATTAGTTGTGAGGAACATGGGCTTCCTTGGTATATTGTGAATCCTGTTTCTGAAGAATGGTCATATTTTGAACCTTGTGGTTATAAACCACCTCTACTTGGAAGACCTTGGGTTTGGGGTATCACAGATTGTTGGGCATTAATAAGAGATTGGTATAAACAAAAAAGAAATATAGATTTAAAAGATTATGAAAGACCTCTGCATTTTCATGAATTTTTAAATAATCCAGTATTTGAAAAATATGCTACAGAAACAGGTTTTAGAGAGTTAGAAGAAAATGAAAAATTAGAAAATGGAGATGTTATTTTAATGGCTATTAGATATCATACTTTAAATCATGTTGCATTATTTTTTGATGGAGATGTTATACATCATTTAACAGATAGATTATCTTGTAGAGAGCCATATTCTCAGTGGTTGTTAAAATGTAGTAGAAAAAGGTATCGTTATGTCTCGTAAGTTAAAATTACATGGCAAACTTGCTGAATTTATTGGTATTGATGAGTTTGATGTAAAAGTCAATACTGTTGGGCAAGCTGTAAGTTTCTTAATAAATAATTTTCCTCAACTCGAAAAATATATGAGTTCACAATATTATCAAGTTAAAATTGGAAATTATTTAATTTCAGAAGAAGAAATTAATTATCCATCGGGGAAAGAAGACATACACATAGTTCCAGTTATAAGTGGGGCGGGAGATGCTTTAAGAAACATTATTTTAGGTGCTGCTTTGATTACTGGAGCAGTATTATTTAGTCCTATAACTTTTAGTTTAAAAACAGGTTTTGCAATGAATAGTGCTAATGTTCTTGCTCAAGGGGCATTAGCAGTAGGAGGGATGTTACTTCTTAATGGTGTAAGTTCATTATTGTTTCCAATAGAAGAGCCTGATGTACCAGAAGATGATCCTCGTTTATCCTTTAGCTTTAATGGATTACAAAATACAAGTAGAGCAGGGACAAGTGTTCCAATAGTATATGGTGAAATGTTCACAGGTAGCATAGTTATAAGTGCAGCTATTGATACAAATCAAGTACAAGTGGAATCAGATTAATGATGAACAAAAGAAAATTAATTAGAGGTGCAGGGAGTGGAGGTAGAGAGCCAAAAATTACTCCTGATAATTTACATAGCCGTCAATTTGCAACATTACAAGATTTAATATCTGAAGGTGAAATAGAAGGTTTCGCTACTCCATCAAGAGATGGTATTACTGATAGAACTTCAATAGCTTATAACAATGCTGCTCTAAAAGATGTTTTTTTAGATGATACTCCAATTTTAAACGCAACTGCAAGTAATACAAATCCCTCTAATACAGATTTTAATTTTCCAAAAGACGATATTACATTTAAAACACGTTTTGGAGAGGCTACTCAAACTAGATTAACAGGTATTCCACTTGATATAAGATCACCAGAAGTTGCATCTCCAAATACTTTTGTTACAAAATTAGATGCTAATAATCAACCTTCTAATGGTGTTGTGAAACAAATAACACAAGCTTGTGATGCGGTGATAGTTACTTTAACTTGGCCTGTATTGCAAGAGGTTACTAAAAAGGGAGATATAAATGGATTAAGTGTTGAATATACAATATCTACAAAAGCTTCTAATCAACAAAATGCAGACGAAAAGATAAGAGCAACTGTAAGCGGTAGGAGTGCAGATGCTTTTAGTAGAGATCATAGGATTCCATTGTCAGGAAGTTTCCCTATAGATGTAATAGTAAAAAGAATAACTGACGATCAAGAAGTAGGTGGTTTAAAAACGGATAGATTTAAATTTGTTTATATACAAAGAGTTTTTGATAGAGTTGAGACTTATAATAATAGTGCTTATACAGGTCTAAGATTAGATAGTGCATTATTTAGTGCAATTCCAAAAAGAGTATTTAGAGTTCGTGGAATAAAAGTTAGAATACCAGGTGCGGGAGCAAATAATTCTGGAACTCCGCAAGTAGTTAAAAATCAAGCAGACGCAAATGCACTAAATTTAGGTACAGTATCAAGTTTTGGATTTATACATTATCCAAATGGTTATATTTTTAATGGAACGATGCAAGCTGCAACATGGACAACTTGTCCTGCTATGATTTTGCTTGATTTGTTGACTAACAAAAGATATGGACTTGGAGATCACATTGCACCAGATCAAACAAATGACTCTACACTTTTTTCTAATATAGATTTATTTACTTTTTATTCTGCTTCTAAATTTGCAAATTTTTTAGTTGATGATGGTTCAAATACTGGTGCTAAAGAGGCAAGATTTTCATGTAATGTTAATATACAAAATCCCAAAGAAGCTTTTACTGCAATAAACGAGTTAGCAAGTTGTATGAGGGCTATGCCTATATGGTCTGCTGGTTCTATAAGTTTGGCTCAAGACGAGCAAAAAACTGCTAGTTATTTATTTAATCTTGCAAATGTAGGTGAGAAAGGTTTTGTTTATCAAGGAAGTAGTGCAAAGCAAAGAAATCCTATTATTTCTGTTAGTTATTTCAATATGGACTCACAAGAAATTGATTTTGAAATTGTTGGAAATGATATTATTGGAGCAAATGCAAAACAAGCAGATATTGATAGACAAAATAAATTTGGAACTAGTATTAAACAGGTTAAAGCATTTGCTTGTACATCTAGGAATCAAGCAGTAAGACTTGCTAGGGCAATACAATTTGCTGAAGAATTTGAATCAGAGACAGTTACATTTACAACATCTATTGATTCTGGTTTATTAGTAAGGCCAGGTGCTGTTATTGAAATAAATGATCCTGTTAGAGCAGGGGCGAGAACAGGTGGTCGTATAGTTGCAGCTACAACAACATCTATAACTATAGATTCACCATCAAATACTACACTGCCATCATTAAATCAGTCTCCTAAAATTAGTGTCATATTACCCGATGGAACAGTTGAAGAACGAAGTATTTCAAATATCAATGGTGCAGTTTTAACTTTAAGCACCTCATTGTCTCAAGTACCTAATGTTAGTTCACCATATTTACTTTCAAGTACAGAATTACAATCACAATTATTTAGAGTAATACAGGTAGAAGAAGAAGATGAGGTAAATTATTCTATAACAGCACTAACTTATGTTGACGGTAAATATAATTATATTGAAAATAATGAAGCATTACCTGTAAGAAATATAAGTGTTTTAGATCAAAGTTTGAATTCACCTTCAAATTTACAAGCTGAAGAAACATTAATAGTTATAAACGGAATTGCTCGTAGTAAATTAATTGTAAGTTGGAAAGAGCCTTCTAAGCAATTAGTTGCAGATGATGGTAATTATTATGAAATACCTCAAGGGCCAGCGGGATATAAAGTAAATTATAGGATAAGAAGAGATGCAGGTGGTGTTGATAATTTTAAGAGTATTGATGTTGTAAGTAATGATTTTGAATTGTTAGATACAGAAAAAGGAAGTATTGATTTTGAAATATATTCAATTAGTGCAACTAATAAATTATCAGCTAATGCTTTAGAAGGAAATATCCCAACAGAGGGAAAAACAGGAAGACCAGATGATGTATTAAATCTTGCTATAGAAGCGATTGATGAAAAACTTGCAAGAATAACTTTTACTCAATCAAGTGCAGTTGATGTTTTGTATGGCGGTTCGGTATTTATAAGACACACTGCGGAGACAGGAAACGCAGCTACATTTGCATCAGGTCAAAATATTGTAGATGCATCACCTGGAATGGCGACAGAGGTGATAGTTCCAGCTTTACCAGGTACATATCTTGTTAAGTTTCAAGATGATACAGGTCAGTTTAGTGCAACAGCAGCAAGAGTTGAATTAGAACTTGTAGATATTTTTGATTCGATTTTGGTTAAAAATGATAGAGAACATAATGATAATCCTCCATTTAATTTTAATAATAACAACCTTAACCTGTTTAGTAATACACAGTATAGTTCCAATAAAGGTGGTCTTATAATTACTAATCCATCTCTTGTAATAAATGGTA